GATTGTCAGCGATGTTCCTAGCTGCTGGCGCTTTAATCTATTACGCAGGTTTTGTTGATGGCGGCAAAGCCTGCAGCACGTCAGGATTGGTGCAATGACGGCTCGCTTTAAGAACCTAATGGCGCTTGCACTCTTGCCGTTCTTCGAGTATTTCCGTGGAACGCCCCATCAAGCCGCAGCAGTAAAAGAGCTAGAAGACGCTTTGCCGCAAGAACTGTTAGCTGAGGACGCTGCGTGGTTTGAGGCGTGGAAAGTCAGCGGTATCGCTCAAAGGGCTGTTGTGCCTTATGTTCACCAACTTGATTTTCAGTACAAGGGGCACAGGCGATGTTTAGACGCATCAGCGGCAATGGTCGCGCTGCTGTACGGCAAGGTGAAAACCGCAGAAGAGTATGGGGAGGTACGGAAAAGGTTTGGCGACACGACAGACGTAAGGGCCCAAGTCAGGACGTTGCGAGAACTTGGGCTCCACGCCGAGTTCAGGAATGATGCAGACGGGGCGTTAGTCGAAGCAGAGATTGCTAGCGGTCGGCCTGTGCTTGTGGGGTGGCTGCATAAGGGCAACATGCTGCGAGGCCATCCACCTATGTGCGACTCAAACTCCTGTGGTCATTGGAGCGTGATTGTTGGGTTTGAAGGCACCGAGTCAACTGGTGATTCTGCCTTTGTGCTTCATGACCCAATGGGCGCTCCAGCGATTGAACGTGGCGGCCATCCAAACCGCTATGGGGGCAAAAACGTCAGGGTGCCGCGGGGCACTTTTAATCAACGCTGGATGGTGGAAGGCCCAGGTAGCGGCTGGGTGATCCTTGTCGATGACGAATGATTGGGGCGTTGCGCATGGTTCTCGCGCCATGAGCTAATTGGCAGGCCGGACGCCCCTGCAAGCCTGACTGACCCGCTCATAGAGAGGGAGCGCACACGGTAAACAAAAACTAATCAGATGACAGCAGCAAAAGAGTTCAGACGAGCGAACGCACTTAGCGTCACCTACCGCAAGCCACGCGAAGGCCCGCCGAGCTATCTGGTGTGGGTGCCGCATGCAAGCTTCATTTGCTTGACCGCTGCTGATGTGCTCAAGGCTGTGAAGTGGCCAAAGTACACGCCAACTGGGGCAGCTTTGCGCGAGTGGATGGATGAGATGGAAGGGGTTTCAGTCTCAGCTCTGCAGCCGGCTCCTTTGACGAAAATTGAAGGCGGGTTAGAGGATTGAACCTCTATTGGCTGTGGTCATACTTGATCGCCTTTTGGAGCACGGTGGTTGTCGGCTGTGCGCAACCGGTCAACTGGAGCAACTGTTGGCCGCCTGACTGGCTAATTCACGGGGTGCATGATTACATACGGGCACGGGCTCCTTATTCAAAGGAGCGCAAAATTCTCCAATCCTTGAAAGCCAATGAGCTGGAACTGGATGAGCGTAAAACAAACGCTGGAGGAAGAGCTGACCCTTGAGCGGCAAATTCGCTCCATCCACAACGTTGAAGATGTCCACGCTTTGCAGGAGCTTTGCAGCGGGCTTACCCGCCAAGCGTGGCATCAGTCAAAGCTTTTGAGTCAGGCGGTGAAACGGATTGCTGAGATTGAGGCTGATGAAATGATGCGGTCTGTTTAATTGGCTGTTTTCGTATTTTTTCAACCGCTTTGAGCAATTCCGTGTAGTGGCTATCTGCGGCCTTAGAAGGCGAGAAAAACTCGCCCTCCAAAATCATGCCCATACCGACAAGCGCGTGAAACGCCTCTAGTTCAGGGCTTGCCATCAGAACGGGATGTCGTTGTCGTTGCTGCCTTGCAGTGTTGCAGGCATCGAACAACCTTCTGCTGCAACTGGTGGAGTTAATGCAGCCGGGGCAATGCTGCCATACCAGCCGTCAGCATCTGTTGCGCCGTCTTTGGCGTTGAAGCCGACATTGATGCACTTGTGTGATTTAAGTTCTTTAGCGTCACGATTCCAAACTTGCATGTCCTTGTGCTTGCTGGTGTCATCCGCAAGGGTCATCAAATACTGTGCAAACGCTGCAACAGATTCGACAGGAATCTTGAGCACAAGCCTTTTGCCGTTGGGCTTGTATTCGTGGTCAGGGCCGTTTTCGTAAACGCTCCATTTGCCGTTGACGGGCAGTGCTGGGATGTATTCAGACATTGTTGTGAAGATCAGGAAAGATTGAATTTGCCAGCTCGTAGGCCAGCACGTCGTGAAGCCTGTAACGGATCACCGGTATTCTGGGACCGTATGCAAGTTGGGACACTTTGTAGAACACAGGGCCAGTCCCGTGTTTGCGATACCTGGCCAGCGTGCTCGTGTGTTTGCCCCAACGTTGCGCTAACTGCTGTTCAGTGAAAAAGGGTCCGGCGTAGTCCGGGTCATACTGGTCTTGGGTCATGATTTTGGGTTGGTAAATTCAGCGGCTCTAGCTTTTGCCTCGGCTAGTTTTTTCAGCAGTTGTTCGCGTTGCTCGTCATTGAAATCCTTGCTTTGGCGAATGTGGACTTCAACCTCTGCCCAATTGGTTGCGGCAGTTAGTTGAGCGATGCGGTGCGTCCAGCGGAACAGCGGATCTTTGTCCATCTCCGCCTTAGTGGCAACTTGCCGTTTGTATTCGGCAGACGGCTCAGGTTTGGCTGTGCTGCCATCCTCAACGTTGGCTTGCTCTTTGTCATAAAGGGCTAGGCCAAACTGATTGCCGAAGGTCATCAATGCACGCTTGCGGGCGTCTGTTTCGGCTTCCTTCACGGCTGATTCGTGCTTGTCTCCTACGCTGCCGCCGCGCCCATGGCCAGCCCCCCAACCTTCACGGCTGATGCTTCCAATCGTCACGCGCACCTTTGCAATGTATGAGATGGTGCCTTCCATGCAGACGCATTCCATGTGCAGCGTTTCGCTGGTCCATCCGCCAAAGCCAAAAATGCGGTTGGCTTCTGCGATTGCATGCCAGCCCTCAATGTAGGAAAGCTGTCTGTTCCCGCCGCCTGAGCGGCTTTTTACGTGCTTGCGATCAAGAGGCTGAATCAAAGCCTCGGCTTGTTCTTTTGAAAAGCTCATTTGTCAAAGCCCCAAAGGGGCAGCGAAAGGGTTTGCGGTTGGTTTGGCGTGTAACCGGGCCAGCTATTGGCAGCGAGGCAAAATGCCACGGTGTCTAGTGCTTTTTTGCGTAGCCATCGGCCTTCAGCTAAGGCGTCATCGTCTAGTTCGTAAACGCCGATTTGATAGGGCGGTTCACGCTCGACAACTAGAAAAATAAAGGTCCTTGCCCCTGTCAATTCTAAATAATGGGCGGCCTGCAAATGATATTTAAAGTTGACGATTTGCTTAGTGAACGCAGCGGGGCTAGCCCCACCAAGGCCAACAGTTTTTAAATCAACAATCCTGTCATCGTCAAACCAGTCAAGCTTGCCTTTGACCTTCAAACCGGTGCTTGCGTCTTCCCCATAAACAGAAACCTCAGGCTCACCATCAGCCAGCAATTGTTTCGCCACTGGGTGCCGCCTGATTGCGACATTGACGTTGTGAGCCTCGGTATCTTGAGCTTGAGTGATTGGCTCAAGGCCAGCATCTTCTGCAGCTTTAGCGGCGGCCTTTCCTGCCTTTGTGTTGCGCGGTCCACAGACTGCGTAGTTTGCGTAAAACTTGTCAGGCTCTAGGACGGCCATGTGATCAATGGTTCCGCTCTGCATTGCCGCAGTGGGTTGCTTTCGCCGTCCGCCGTTGAATTTCATTTCCCACAGCAGTTGCGGGCAGTCAAGAACAAGTTTGAGATCGCTTTGGCTGTATGCAGGGTCGTCAAAATAACCCTTGTCATCGTGTACTGATTCAAAATTAAAGTCCATCAGAACTGCTCCTGCTCATAGAACTTGCTGCCGGGGCCATAAACCGCTTCGATCTGCGGCCATGTCCTGAGGATCTTGGCGACGTTCTCAGGATCGGCCACAAGGCCAGCGGTGGCCAAGGTCCGCATGAATGACCCGCCATGGGACTGGCAGGCCCTAAATGTTCTGAGAACTTCGTTCTGCGTCATTTTGCGTGTAGTCTGCAAACGGGCAGACCCTGTCTTATCGGCCAGGGGTGGTTGTTTCACGGGGTTTGTCCTCCTATTTACTTTCTTTGAGTTGTAGGGCGTAAGCCTTAGCCAGCTTTGTGCCGCTAAACGATCTTTCGTTGCCCATCGAACAGCAGTTGCCTTGAGGCTCGAAAATGTCGTCAAAAGCTTCAACGAGTTCTTTTACGACATAGCACCCGTAGTGACGACTCACTTTGTGATTGAGTTGAAAAATCCAATCGAGCATTTCGGCGCAACTGTTGATTCTTTCGAGATCTATCTCGTAGCCGTTGTCGTGCAGAAGCGTGAGGTTTGAGCTGACAAAGAGCCAATGCCCCCACCTCTTTTTCGGGGCTTTGTCAGGAATACCCAAGCCTCTGTATGAATACTTGTTAGTGCTGCTCATCGCTTAAGCTCCTCGCAGGCGGCCTGAACGCCTAGGCGGCAGTCGCGTTCTGTCATTTGGTCAAGGGTGCTGGTAAGCGAGACCCAAAATGCACCGCCAAGCAGAGTCAGCAGACCGCAGGTAAAAAGCGGTGCGAGCCAGCCG